CTTGTTCTCCTTAGATGAACTGTCTGTCTTTATCAGCAAGCAGTTCATCGATATTGATAACTGTACGCTTGCTTTTTTCATAGCGTGATAAGAATGGATTTCTCATATGGTGGGTGGTGTGGATGCCTTGGTTAAGCCATTCACGCGCCTTGATTTCACAGAACCAAAGAGCCATCACCATATCTGTCTTACCTTTGGTCGTGGGTGACCAGGTAATAAGTTGTTCTATTAAACTCTTGATATTTTCTGTTTGATCTGATGGAAGATGAATCAGATTATCTCTATGATGTTTTCCATCTTGCTGCTTTGTACCAAACAGTGTGGACATAGATGCCACACCGAAGCCTGCATCCCACTTGTTATTACCAGTATGGTGTTCTCGCAAAACAATACCCTTGCTTGCAAGGAACTGGCGGATGCCTTCATCTTGGGTCAAGAAGGACTGGAATGCGTTACGTTCTACTACCCACTCATTAGGTGCGTAGACATTGGACCAATCAACAATTAACTGCCTAATTTGTGCAGGTGTTGGTCTAGTAATCTTGATAGCATCAACGATATAACGCTTATGCGTTACACGATCAATGGCGTAGCAGACTGCTGCGGTATCTCCTACCATTGCAGGGTCTAAGCCACAGACGACGCTAAAGCCACTTAAATCTCTGGGATGACCAGGGGAACCTGGTTGTAATCTTCCAGCCCTACGCATACCGTCAATAGAACCCTTAACACATACAGGATCAAAGATTGCATCATCAGATATATCTTGCTGCTGATAAATCAAAGCCCACGTAGAGGCATCCATAGCCTGACGTTCTGCAAAGAGATGCTTACCGTTCCAGCGTGGATAGAGACCGTCTTCTGTTTTCTCAGATTCGTCTTGTCCATCAAAGGCCATATCAGAGTAAGGCCAGAGGGTAACCCACTTGTTATGATCTTCGTGGGTTTCAAGTAGTGCTGGCATAGCCAGATAGGTCCAAGGGACTAAGCCACCTGGATAGCGGTCTGGACTACGTAATTCTTTATAGAGGTCTACGGCTGATACACGGGTACCTACCACAATCAACTTACCAGTAGGGTTAAGACGTGATCTAACGTCTTGGGTAAGCCACTTGATTTGCCGTTCAAAGTCATTGGCGTTGCTCAATGTGACAGCATCGTCAATGATAATCATATCTGCACGCTTACCGTAGATCTGACCGCCGATACCTACGGCTTCTAGGTTCGGATCCTTTTCTGAGGATTCCCTGAGTTCTTCACCGAAGGTGACGCGGGTAGCCTGCCAAGAAGCGGTCTTAGTATTGAACCCAACCCCAGCGGCGTATGCCTGCTGTAGTTCTTCGTACATTGGGTGCGTCAGTCGCTGCTTAATAGCATAAAGGAAGTCTGCGGCTAGACGCTGGGTTTGGGAAACTATGAGTACCCGAAAGTTCGGGTTATTGACAATCTTGTAGGTGACATAATCCACCGTCACCGTAATTGACTTTGCGTGATTCGGTGGAATGTTCAAGAGGATACGGTTATCTCCGATACCCTTTTCGTACTTCATAGCGGGGTGGAACCAGGAAGGTTCACGACCTTCTATGACATCTATCAAATTCTTCTGGTGGGCAAAGGTCTCTTGTTTGAGATACTTCTTGCGCCAGGTAACAAAATCTAGGCCAAGGGCTGCTTGGTCAGCAAAGTTCTTTTCTACTGCCCCAAGTCTGGTTCTATCGGCTAGGCTACGAAATACCTCATCAGACTTACGATAGTACTCGTAGGACTTGATGGATTTGCCAGCCACCTGACAGGCTTGTTCTACTGTCATACCCTCTGCCATACATTGGAGGATGACTTTCTTAGCCTTGTCTGCCTCTTTGGTCTTATTAGGTGTGACTGTCATTAGATCCTAGTCTGGTGGGCGTAGATACATTACACCCCACTAAAAGTGGTGCAGCGCACCACACAACGGGGCTTAGCGCCCCGAAGCGACCTCAAGGAGCGAGGGGGTAAGTTGGTAACCGTTATCGGGCGCGTAGTGCGAGCGAAGCGCCCTCTGTGGTCGCAAATGCTAGGGCTGGGTCGCATTTGCTCCCTACTATATATAAGGCAGGAAAAATAGTGCATTTCTCTATTATGTGACGAAAGTCACCTTATTCGCGGCATCTTTATATACAAAACGGACATAGTACCCCCGATTTAGGAGAGATATTTATAGTGGGAGTACAGGTACCGCCCGCGTGTTTTTTAGCATCACGGGGTCTGATTTTGTGCGGGATACTCTTTAGAGAGTGTTCCCGTCAGTGGTCTGACCACTTACTTTATGAGGGCGGACTCCACCTTCGGCACCCCTGCGCCCCCTGCCCCCTGCCTCTTTCCAATATCTCTTTATTTAATAAACCGCTCAACTAAGTTACTTACCTAGCCCACTCAGTAACTTACGATCTATTTTCGCAACACTTTTGTTGCGTAATTTGTTCCGGAATTTGGAACACTTGTTCGATAAATAAAGATAAAGTTTTGATTTCCTCGCCTACCCTCAGATGTTAGATAAACCTTGCCTATCTGGTATCTTTCTCTCATTGGGAAACGGCTTCCCAAATAGTTGAAAGTTCAACTAAAAAGAAAAAGGGTAAAAAATGCTTAAGTCAATAGCGCAAGAAATTGAAGAATTAGAAGCGAAAAAAAATGAAGCATTTCAAGCACTAATGAAACTCATCGCGCCCGCTAATCAAGACGAAGCAATAACTCAATTTGTAAAAGCAACTCACAACGCTTGGAGCATTGGCTTTAAGAATGGCTATGAAAAAGGAAAAGACTTTCTGATTTGCGTTGGTTGTGGCGCAAATCTAGGGGCGGAATTTAATCATTATTGCTAGGCGAAACCGCCCGCAAGGGCGGTCACGGGCAGGGTGGCTCCCTCCCGTCTGATGAGCCAAGCCAAGCGAAAGGATAAACAGATGAACACGCAACCAGAAAAGATGACGGCTAATGAGTTATTTATTATCAAATCCGCTCTTCATTTATTGGCAGAAAAGACTCAAATTGAAGGCGACATTTTTGGTGATTTTGACGCTATCGCAGAACTAGAAAAATCTTTTGTTATCGCCTATCAAGAAAAGGTGGGCGCATAATGACAACTATTCACTTAGGCGACTGCCTGAACGGGTGCGACATCTGCGCCCGTAACTATCACGAACAGTTCGCGGGCAAGAACTGCGACACCTGCGGAAAGGAGAACGCATAATGAAAACCTACCGCGTAGTCCTAGAAGTTGATTACCTCATTGAGGCAGAGTCACTAGAACAGGCTCAAGATATCGTGCTAAACGATAGCGAACACCCTCTTGTAGGCGGTTACCCTAACTCTTATTGCGAGGACACTCGTATCAAAACCGCACGCCTAGCCAATGGCGTTTTCATCATTGACCAGAGTTACAACAGGGAGAAAAAGGAGAGCGTGAAATGAGCGACAAATTCAAGGAAGGTGTGCGCTACGCACTAGAAGAGTTGCGCTCTGTATATGGCGAAGGCGTAGAGGAAACCGATATTTGGGCGGAATATATGGAAGAGGAGGCGAGCAAGTGAATTCGATCGAGCAGAAGCGCGAACTATGGGCAGGTGTAGCCAAAGAAAACGGGTGGTATAGCGAGCCTTTCTTTGTTCAGGTGTGGGTTGATAAGGAGGGGCAAATTGTGGATAGTGTCTCGTTCGCAGGGCTAGACCGCGACATAATCGAACGCGCCTAATGCTTGCCTTTCCTCTGAGGGTTAGTCTATCCTCAGAGGGAGGGGAGGTCTTAGACCTTCACACCTACTACGAAAGGATAAGAAAGTGGAAACAGTAATCGCATCAAATAAGTGGAGCAGGAAAGTAAGCGGGGCAGAGTATGGCGAGACCGCGCCTCTTTTGCTTGAGGTTGAGGCGCAACTAGTCAAGAGAGAGGGCAATTCTTACCCGTATTTTTCAATTACGGGCGAAATCAGAAAAACAGATAAACGCTACCGCGACCCTGTAATTAGGTGCGGGGCGATACACGATGAGATTTTGCGTTACTTTCCTAATCTCGCGCCTCTTGTAACTGTTCATCTCTCCGCACCTGACGGAGTGCCTATGTATGCGGAGGAAAACGCCCGTTATTGGGCGGGGCTTAGTAAGTGGAGCGACAAACGCCCAATGTCTCCGCGTAGTAACTACGGAGGAATTGAGATAGAAACAGACGAAAACGGGTTAGAGTGGTCTCCTAAAACTCTCGCCTCTCACCTTCAATGTGACGAGAAAACCGCCCGCGAGGTTCGCGGGGCTATGGTGCGCGGGTTAGCGTGGGATTACATCACACGCCACGCGGGGCTAATAGACCTATGGAGTGAGCAAGCGGGCAAGGCTCGCGCTCTGCTCGTATCACGCGAGAAAGTGAGTGCGTAATGTTTGAGGTATCTACGAATTGGATCAACGGATTAGGGCAGGTCATCACCTACGCCCTGATAATCGGCGCGGTGTTGTGGCTCTTGAGTAAGTGGAAGGTGGGCGAGTGATGAGTGAGGAGATTATCGGCGTATATCTTGACGACAGTTTGATTTGTGTGCCGTGTAACATCACAGGTGAGGGAGAGAGGGTGACAGCGCAAGCCCTACCCGATGGCTTTACCTGTGATCATTGTTGGGTGGTAGTCAATGTCTAACTACAACAGAAACAATGAGTGCGTGGGGTGCGGTGAGCATATCTCTACCTATCACGGGCAGGGGTGCGTTTATGATCCCGATTTTGAGGATAGGTGGAGTGCTTGCGGTGCTTGCGGTGAATACAACAATGGAGAACACAACTGTTCAGAGGAGGAAAGCAAGTAATGGAAATCAAGTTACTAGACCATACCAATACAGGGTGGGCGAGAAGGATACTGATTACCTATGAAGGAGAGAAATACCCGATTACCCTTACTTGGGAGAATTGGGAAGGCTACGAAATAGTAAGTGGCTATGACGATCTGCCCGAAAGTTTCAAAGAGAAATACACCGAAGGGCTAGACCTATACCGATTACTAGACGATACAACGAGTGAGGAGTTGGCTAATGTCTAAAGAACACTACTTTATTGTGAAGTGGAGTAGGGAAACAGGGTGGGAACTTGACCCTGAGAGCGAGGAGGCTCGCTTCCCTGACGGAACTGTATTCAACGGCAAAGAGTGGGAACTGCCCTACTTGGGAGAAGGTCTATACAACGAAGGCAACGACCTAATAACCCAAGACCTAGAAGTAATCCTAAGCCAAGCCAACGAGAGGGAGGGCGATCGTGCCTAAGTGCGAAGTATGTTGGGCAGATAGTAAGGAGACTTATATCTACCGCTACAAGGGAACTACCTATTGCGAACAAGACCTAGAGAGAGCGCAAAAGGAGGGGTGGCACAATGACAACGCCTAAATGCCAATGGTGCGAAGGTGAAACGCGGATAGAACCGCTTGACTATTACCTTGAGGAGTTAGGTTGCGAGGTAACCTGCGAAGGGTGCGATACCCTGATCTGCTTAGAGTGTGGGCAAGATGTACCAAGTGAGAAGGTAGCCAATGCCTAAGTGTGGTGTGTGTGGCTGGTCTTTCTCAGATAGAACGCTAATGAAGCACGCTGAAACCCCGTGTGGGGAGGAGAGTGAGAAGGCAGGTAAATACCTGCCCGAAGTAGATGACCTAATAAAACAACTAGAAGAGGAGCAAGCAAATGGCTAAGTATGAACTAACAATGAGATTTACCTATGAGATAGAGACAGACGACATTGAACGGACAATGAACGAGTTTGAGTTCCCCACCTTTCCTGATCTTGAGGACGATGACAACAAGGTGAAGTTTATGGACAACATCAACGAGTGGGTGGAAATCAAATGAATAAGGAATACTATCAAGCAAAGGCAGACCTTTGCCGTGACCTTGCTATCAAGCAAATGGTGGAGGGTAATGCGAAGGAGGCAGGGGCTAACCTGATTCGTATGGTCAATGCCCTGAACGAAATCAACCTAATCAACTACAAGGAGGAGAAGGCAAGTGAATAGAGAAATGTATCTGCTCATAGCAGACACGATTACCGCAGTAAAGAACGAGTTTGAAGCACCCACTATTGACAATGTAGTAGAGGGATTAGCAGATGCCTTTGAGGGATACGACCCTCACTTTGACAGGGTTATATTCCTCAATGACTGTGAGTTAGCGGAGGCAAGCGTATGAAACTCATCAACTTTTATGAGGTAATGGATCGTAAGGGTGATATTGCGTGGGGTGGGGCGAGCGCAAGCGAGGCGGTGGAGTGGTTTAGACGAGGCTTAGATAACTCTATCTTTGTATCGGTTTGGAATGAGGAAGATATTGAGGAACCTGTTCTCGTCACCGACAAGATAGAAGTTACTGCGCTGGTGCTGGCTATCATTACAAGCGAGAGGGAGAGAGGGTGATGATATTCTTAGGCGTAATACTGATGACCATAATTGCCTACCTGCTTATAGTGTGGGAGGATAAACTCAATGAACCTAGATAAACGAAAGGCTAGTGCTGAGAGGCGAGCCGTGTGGCTACGCAACTATCAGCGAGCAAGAGGGCGAGCGCTCACACGCCTAGCCCAGCAGTACCCCGACCAATTCAAGGAAATCTTGGAAGAAGAAAGGCT